TCGTCTAACTGTAGACATTTAACTGATCCTAGTTTATACTTAAACGCGGATGGTACAATTTCTAATTGTTGCTTCTTTAATAAAAATAGAAGTTTTACAACTTTTAACGAACTCCCAAACATCAGCAGTGAGCTAGCGATGCCGCATAAAGTTTGTTTATGGAACTGCGGTTCATAATAAATTAAAAAATTTTATATGTTTAAAATAAAAAGTTTATCGGTTAAAAATTTTATGAGCGTGGGCAATGCAACACAGGGCATTGACTTTGATCGTAGAGATCTTACATTGGTCTTAGGTGAAAACTTAGACTTGGGCGGGGACGATTCGGGTGCTAGAAACGGTACCGGTAAGACAACTATTATCAATGCTTTAAGTTATGCATTGTATGGACAAGCACTGACTAATATCAAAAAAGACAATTTGATCAACAAGACCAATGGTCGTAACATGTTAATAACCATTGACTTTGAATGCGAAGGTCAGCAATATAGAATCGAGCGTGGACGCAAACCAAATGTTCTAAAGTTTTATGTCAACGAAGAAGAACTAGAAACCAAAGACGACAACAGCCAAGGTGACAGTAGAGAAACGCAACAGGAAATTGAACGACTGTTGAATATGAGTCACGACATGTTCAAACACATTGTGGCTCTGAACACCTATACAGAACCCTTCCTAAGCATGCGGGCCAATGACCAGCGTACTATTATTGAACAGTTACTGGGCATTACCATGCTCAGTGAAAAAGCAGAAACACTAAAAGAACAGACAAAAGCTACCAAAGAAGCCATAACCGAAGAAGAATACAGAATTAAAGCAGTGCAGGATGCCAACAAACGAGTGCAGGATCAAATTGATGCGCTGAAACGTAGACAGACACTGTGGTTGCAAAAGAAAGACACAGACTGTGCTGATTTACAAAGTGCTTATGATGAACTGGCAAAGTTGGACATTGAAGCTGAACTAGAAGCACACAAAACTCTAGCAGTGTATAATGAACAAGCAAGGTCGAGTAAAGAACACGCTGTTAAATTAACTGCGGCCAAACAAGCATTGGCCAAAGAACAAAAAACTTGGGCTAAGTTAGACACTGAGGTACAGCAATTAAAAGATCATAAATGTTATGCCTGCGGACAAGCATTTCACGATGACCAACACAGTGTTGTGCTTGGCTCCAAACAACAAGCACTGGCAGAATCAGCAAAGGCCGTAGATCAACTACACAGTGATATTGCTACACTCGAAGCTAATCCTGTATTTGTGTGCAGTAAACCTGAAACATTCTATGCCAGTGAAAGCGACGCATTTGAACATAGAGCCAGCATGGCCACAGTACTAACTCAGTTAACAGCAAAGCAAAACGAAGCGGATCCCTATGCTGATCAAATTTCGGACATGGAAACACAAGCTTTAGAAACTGTCAGCTATGACTTGATCAACGAACTTACAAGAATCAAAGAACATCAAGAGTTCTTGTTAAAATTGTTGACTAATAAAGATTCGTTTATCCGTAAAAAGATTATTGATCAAAATTTGAGTCATTTGAACGCAAGACTCGGTCACTACTTAGATAAAATTGGGTTACCGCATACAGTTAAGTTTTTAAATGATTTAACTGTTAGTATTGAAGAATACGGCCGCGAACTAGACTTTGATAACTTAAGCAGGGGCGAGCGCAATAGATTAATTCTTAGTTTAAGTTGGAGCTTCCGTGATGTATGGGAAAGTTTATATCAACCCATTAACTTGTTATTCATTGACGAATTGGTAGATTCAGGCATGGATGCATCGGGCGTAGAAAATGCACTAGGTATTCTTAAAAAGATGAGTCGTGAAGGCAACAGATCAGTTTGGTTAGTATCACACAAAGATGAATTGGCAGGTCGTGTAAACAACATTTTAACAGTGGTAAAAGAAAATGGATTCACAAATTACAACACTGATGTCGAAGTTGTTTGATACTGTTAAGATTCTACATATAGAATCAACAGATGTTTGCCAAGCTGCTTGTCCGTTGTGTGCTAGGGAAACCGATAGTACATTTAATAAATCAATTCAACATAATCTTACAGTAAGGGATATTAAGCAAATTATACCTGAATCTGTTATAAAACAATTAGATAAGATGTTCATGTGCGGCAATTATGGAGATCCAGCTGCTAATAATAACTCCATAAGCATTTTTTCTCATTTTAGACAAATTAATAATAGTATTGTACTAGGTATGAACACCAATGGCGCTTTACAAAGTAAATATTGGTGGGCCGATTTAGCCAATATATTGCACAAGCCTGAAGACTATGTTGTGTTTAGCATCGATGGGCTTGAAGATACAAATCATTTATATCGTAAAAATGTTAATTGGTCTAAACTAATGAACAATGCAGAAATATTTATCAAATCTGGAGGTAATGCACATTGGGATATGTTAGTATATGAACACAACGAACATCAAATTGATGCTTGTGAAAAGTTAGCTAAAAAAATGGGTTTTAAGTGGTTCAGAACGAAAGTCAGCAAACGGTGCAGTAATATAAGTTGGTTAAAGCCTCCAAAAAATTATTCAATTCCTGTAGTAACACAGGGTCAAATTGACTGTTTTAGAAACAAAGATTTAAGTTTATATCTTAGTGCTCGAGGTCAGTTTTATCCTTGTTGTTGGTTAGGCCACAGTGAAAATACAGTAGATAAATTTGATGAAGTACAAAAATCTTGGAACACTGACAATTGTAATCCTGTTTGTAAAATGACTTGCAGTAATTCAATTACAGGAACAAATTTTATTAATCAATGGAAAAAAAATATTCAAATCAATATATTATAATTCATGGCACACAAGGCATAATTATTAAGGCACACAAATGAAACCTACATATGACTTGGTTATTCGAAGGCGTATCAGTTGAGAATTTACCCGAAGACTGTGTGGGTTTTGTATACATCATCACAAATCAATTATCAGGGCGCAAATACATAGGCAAAAAACTAGCAAAATTTTCAAAGACTAAGGTCAAAACAGTAAAATTTAAAAACGGCAATAAACGAAAACGAAAAATAAGATCAAAAATGGACAGCAATTGGCGCGAATATTATGGCTCCAGCCCCGAACTGCTAAAGGACATTGAGCAGTTAGGCGCAGAAAATTTTACTAGACAAATACTTTACTATTGTAAAAGCAAAGCAGAATGTAGCTACGTAGAAGCAAGAGAACAATTTGCAAGGCGTGTATTAGAATCAAACGATTATTATAACGGCATCATAAACTGCCGTATTCATGGCTCTCACATCAAGGACAAACTAAGCAGTTAAGACTCGCACAGGTCAATTTCATGTGCCCTAGACCTGGATTGCGGATCGCAGGGATGGAAGTCTCGCCGCGCTAGTGAGCACTCAACCACTACCCGAAAGGATGACGACAGCAAGTGCCGCTGTTTGGTTGTTGGAACAGGATTTCAAAAGGCTAAAAAGACGCAGTAGTGATACTGCAGAGTTTGTATATGTGTTAGCGTATGCATACAAACTTGCCGTTGTTATAAGACGGAATGAGTAGGTACCGGACAACCGCCTACGCATTTGCTATTTGCAAATAGCAAATATAGTTCTAACGCTAAGTGGCTTGGTTCAACTCGGATGAAGCTTGCTTTGCCCTGCTTGGGCAAAGTGTGACTGATTAATCTGGATGAAAACTTAATCGCTGCGCTCTTATAAAAAAATATAATCATTGAGCTTTAGCGAAAATGATAGATGTGCGTAGCACATCTCTTTAAGATATAACAAAAAAAAAGACTACATATAGTAGTCTCTTTTATAATTGATTAGAAAAACTTTATTTGTTTTTCCATATTGAATACAACACCCAAACTGCAACAAGACCTACCAGACCTTGAGCTCCTAGTGCAGCAATAATTGTGGTAACATTACCGATAACGCTGACCGCGGGCATAAATGGTATTGTGATTCCTTTGAATAGAATTTCTAACACAATGGCCAGAGCAATAACACTAAGTCCGAGATCAGCAAGGGCCGCAGCCCAACCTTTAACTTTTGCAAGTATTTCCATATAGTTCTCCTCGCTGGACTAAACCAGCAATCTATTTAAAAAGAGACAATGGCAAATTTTAAGATATTTTTAATATTTTACTGCAAAAGATACTTATAGTGCAGTTAGAAATAAGGCAGTTTAGTTTCGTTGGTTACTTCTACACGATCTTTGATTAATTCACTGATTACTTCTCTATCACTGTGACCGATTTGAAAAGCTTCGTCCAGTGTCATTCCACCTCGCATATGCCAACTAAGATCAAATAAATGTTTGGTAAAGGCTTTTGACTCTTTTTCTAAACTGCTGATATATTCGCCAATTTCTTGATTACTTAAAGTCAAAAGCCTCAGCCGAAAAAATTTGTCTGCTCGAAAATTAACGGTGTGTTATAGGGTTTTTTGCAATCTTCATTGTCACAGGTAATGTCAATTTTTTTAGTAGCTATTGCATCATTCAATTGATCTATGCGTTGTTTAACCGCATCCCAAATTGGTTTGTCACAATTCTTAAAGAATTCATTTATTTGTGCAGTGTCTTGTACCACATCACCGTCTTCAGTTTTAATTGCACCAACGCAGTTGGCTATTTGATTAACGGTAATGTTTAACAAATTATTGAACAGTTGGTTAAACTTAATAGTTTTTTCTTGACTAGTCAACGTTTCATCAGCTACTATATTCAGTAACCGTTGTTGTTCAAAAGTTTCGAAACCAGTTTCATTCATTGTTTTATAGTTCTGTGGTTTTAAATAAAATTCTAATTTATTAACTTTCACAGTTTTACTGTAATCTGGGCAAGTAATTTTACTAAACAACACTCCGAGATCTAAAGCATGATCGTTTTTTGAACCGCAGTGTGGACACACACTAACAAACTCCATGCGATTACCATAGGTTGCTTGTCTAATAGCTATTAATACTGCGTCCAAGTCTACCAGTGGCATACTCCAAGCATTTTTGATATTAGGACAACAACTTTGTATTACATCTACAGTGCTTTGACCATTAAGTAAACCGTCGGGATTTTTTAATAATAGTTCGTCTTTACCAGTCATAGCGTACACAGGAATTTCTCCAGTAGCAGTAGATTCATATGCACCATTGGCATACCACTGTCCACGACTAGGCAGTTTAATATAAATTTTAGGTTGTCTAAAATATTTGCTCAATGGGTTGCTAACAGTCGATTCAGGCATATTTGATTTCCATAAATATATAGTACTTATCAAATTAAAGTACCATATTTTAAACTTATGAATGCAGTTGACATTACTAGATTACAAGACTCTATAGATGCGTTAGCACAGGCATTTGGGCAGGCTGCTGGCCGAACTTCGGGTGCAGCTAGTGCAGTAACTGGAAGCTTACGGGGTGCTGCACAGAGTTTTGCTGGAGTACGAACCGCAGCAGACGAAGTTGCAGCAGTTCAAGATAGACTGGCCAAACGATCTTTGGCCTATGAAGCTGCAATTGAACAAACTGTTAGTACTATAAAATCTTTAGCAACTGGTGCTGTAAATGCCACACAAGCATTATATTCAGCTAGTGGTGCTTTTAGTGCAGCAGCCACAGGAACAAATACATTTTTTACTACATTAGCTCAGGCCACTGACATAATTAGTGGTCTGGCAGGTACCATTCCGAGAGTAGGCACAGCCCTTGAAATATTGGGTAAAACTGCAGGTTTTGCTTTAAACTTATATAATCAAGCATTAAATTTCCAATTGCAAGCGATGCAAACACAAGTTGATACTTATATGAACTTGTCCAGACAAGGTGCAACTTTTGGTGGATCTTTGTTTTATCTGCAAAATGCAGTGGCTATGAGTGGTGTACCGCTGCGGGAGTATGCAGCATTGGTTAGTTCCAGTGCCGAAGATCTCAGTCGTATGGGCCTTAGTCTAACAGGTGCTACGCAAGCAGTTATAGGTTTTACTAATAGACAGCTAATGACTAATCGTGAATTAGTAGGTTTGTATGGAAACTTTCAAGAATTAGCACAAGGTACTGCTCAATACCTAGCTTTGCAAACACAATTAGGTGTAGTAGATACTAGTAATCAAACTAAACAAACACAAGGTACTACAGAATATCTTAGAAGACAAAAAGAATTGTCTGACCTCTTAGGTAAAAGTACAAAAACTCTAGCTGATGAAGAAAGTCGTAGACGGCAGAATTTAGCCTATAGTTCAGAACTATCTCGTGTCATGCAGACTAATGCCAGTGCAGGTAATAATATTCAAAGAGTTACAGGATTATTTCAAAAAATGAGTCCTGCTTTGGGTAATATGGCTGAACAAGCTTTTGTAGGTGAAAATGCACTATCACAACAAAGTATGCGTTTGCGTGAATTTTTTCCAGTATTAGCAGGTGTGCAAAAGCAATTAATTGATGCTAGTAAAACAATGTCTGAAGAAGATTTTAATAAATTTATGGCGGGCTTATTAGAAGCAAATAAATCAGCCATTGAACAAGAATCGCGAAGTTTTAATACTCAATTTGGACAAATTTTCTATCAAGTGCAAGGGCCTTTGCGAGAAGTTCTCGACACTGCACAAGGAACAATCAGTCAGTTAAATCAACTGTCTACAGCAGCAAAAATTTTAGTTAGACCACCACCGCCCGGCGAAACTCCAGCCGAACAAGCTGAAGCTGCTCGTCGAGCTGACGCTCTTAATAATATTCTACAAACTGCAGAAAACAAAAGATTAGAACTACAAAGAAATTTAGACCTAAACATTGCTAGCAGATTTCAAGAAATGGTTAAACTTGTAGAAATTGGTTTTAAAGTACAAGAACTACAAATAGCAGCTACTAATGCAGTGTTAACAGTAGGTAATGCTACATTTAACGCTGCATATGATGCGTTTATGGGTCGTCCTGTTGTTGGAGAGGAAGCATTGGCAGCTGTAGAAGCTGCTGCACGAACACAACCTGCTGCTGCTGTAGCACCAGCTGCCGCACCAGCTGCCGCACCTGCAATAAGACCTCAACCGGTCAATCCAGCAGCTCCAGCAGCATCATCCGCTGCAAGCGCAATAGTGCCGGCACAGCAAATTTCTAGTCTTACATCTAGTCCAAAAATTGAACTAGATCTTAATCCTGTTGTTGTAGCGTTAGGAGAACTTAAAAGATCTATGGATGACAGTAGAAGTATACAGGAAAGAATGCTGCACTCATTGGCATAATTAGGTAAATATTGATCACACGGACAAACTATGAGCTGGAAAAAGTATTTTAAAGTTGCTAATATATCAGGGTCTATAAGTCCCATTAGTGGTGCTACAGACAATATCACTTTTAGAAATTATCAAAGTAATCTGCCAGATGTATATATTGGACATCCAAATAGAATTGAAAGATATAATCAATATGAACAAATGGATATGGATAGTGAGGTCAACGCTGCACTAGACATTTTAGCAGAATTTAGTACACAGACCAGTGAAGAAAACGGAACACCATTTAAATTCTTTTGGAAAGAAAAACCAACAGATAATGAAGTAAAAATTATTCGTGAACAATTGACACAATGGACTAGTTTAAATGAGTTGAACAAGCGTATGTTTAAAATTTTCCGTAATACCATAAAGTACGGAGATCAAGTGTTTATTCGTGACCCTGAA